TACTTTAGCTTTGTTTAATAGAACAACCGGATTTGCTTCATATAATTTCTTAAAAGAAAAGAATAATACAGAACCAGAATTGCTTAATATATTAAGCATAAGACATGGTATTAAGTTAAGTAAAAAATTACCAGATAAAAAAGAAATTCCTGAATTGGTATCAAAAAGACTAGATTTTAATTTTCCATATTTGTATAAAAAGAATAATACTTTAAAAGATGAAAATTATGATATGGCAGATGCAGTAGCTGTTGCATTATGCAAATGTTTACAAATTTTAAATCAAAAGAAAAGTAAAAAATGAAAAGAAAAGATGCTTATGATATTTTAGGTGTTAATGAATCTTCTTCTGAAGAAGAAATTAAAAAGGCTTATAAATCTTTGATGAAAAAATATCATCCGGATTTAAATAGGGGAACTCCTGAAAAAGAAAAAGAAGCGCAGGAAAAATCAAAACAAATAAATGAAGCATATGATTTGTTAACAAAAAAATCACCTTCTTCGATGCCATTTGATGATGAAGTTGATTTTAACATGCAAGATATAGAAAGTTTCATTAATAATTTCTCATTCTCTGGCAATTTTAGATCTGTTTCAAGGCAAGTCCAGGACGTACTTATAACATTGCCTCTGAAACTATCCGAAGCAGTATGGGGAACCAAGAAGGAGATAACTTATAAACGTAGTGTAGCATGTCAGAAATGTGATGGACAAGGATTTGTCATATCAAATGACGTATGTAAGAGTTGTCATGGCACAAAAAGATTTGCTAGAATGTCTGGTAACATACAATTTGTGACTAATTGTATGAAATGTAATTCTACTGGAAAAGAAATAAATAAATGTTTAAATTGTAATAATGGAATTATTATTATTGATCAAACTGGTGTAGCTAACATTCCTTCTGGAGTAACAAATGAAAATATTATTTCTATTCCTAATAAAGGAAACTTTGCTTTAAAGCATCCATTTTATGGAGAACGTTATTCAAATTTATTGATAAATATTAAAATTGAAGAAGAGCCATATTTTGAATACAACGGGAAAGATTTAATTTCTAAATTAGAAATTTCATTGTTAGAAGCATTAAAAGGGACAAAGAAAAAAGTTAAGACATTAGATGGTGAAGTAGAAATTTGTATAGCTGAAAAAACAAAAAATTTGGATGTAGTTCATATTGAAAATATGGGTGTTGGCAAAAAATCTCCACAAAAAGTATATATTTATGTAAAATATCCAGAAGATATATCAAAGATAGTAGAAATTTTGGAGAATTAAAATGCCATTTACATTAACATGTCCAAACAGAAGTTGTGGACAATTAAATGAACCATATGTAGATA